GTTTCTTGGCGGGACGGATGATTGCCAGACAAGCCGCGAGCTCTTCTATATTTTTTGGCTTCATCTTCCTCAATACGTGCCCGTGTCCATTCACGTGAAAGAGTAGATTCGAGAAGTCGTCCTGTTCCAGTAGATCCCATAGTGGTTCTGCCTCCATTAAGTGCTTTAGATGTTCGTCGTCACGTACACCTTTATAAATGCTAACATTTAAAAAGTCTATTTTAAAATAACCCCGTTCTTCTGCCGCCTTATAATCTATTGTGCTAAGTCCAGTTAATGGATTGTATGGAATAGATGTACAATATATACCAGTATTGTGCTTTTTAAAAGTACCGTTGTCTGCTATGCTTGCAGGAACGTGTTTAAATTTTTCAAGTACAGTTGTACGATCTAAAAAATCAATATCGATATCTGGCATTATATATTTGACTCCTTAACCACTTGACGCACTAGCTCAACATCTGCTGGTAATTTTTTAAACTTATTCATCCAGAATTGAGGATCAATAGTAGTACCAACAGCCGCCAATTGTTCATCACTAAATTTAGCTAACATTTCTTTACCACTTTTAGAATTTAATAATAACCAAGGACTAATCTTTCCGTCACGTATGTCAAAGGTTGCACGATTCAAACTAACATATAAAAAATAGTGATTCCATTGAGATTGATTAGCATCAGCCCAAGACATCATATGTCCAATACTTCTCTGCAATGCTGTTTCAACTGTTTCAACTCGTATTAAATCCAATACATATTTTTCATATAACTCGTCTCGGCACCAATGATCTAATTTTACTCCGCTAGTAACTACGTAGTCAATAAATCGATCAGGATACAATGGATTAACATTACTGACAAAACTGCCAAATTTAACAAATGCATTGTAGTAGGGACTTTTAGCAAACTCTTCATATGTCTTGTCTTGTTTTGCTCCTTGTGTTTTACGATAAAATCTGTTATAAGTATCGTAACCCATTACAACATGCTTTTCGGTTTTAGCAAGTGCTCTGCGTTTTTGTTCGCACAGATGCACTACTAATGTTTTTTCTTTGGTAAAAGCATTAGAGCAATATTGACAAACATACGTAGCAGTAGTTAACGTCATTTTAATAATTTTTTAACCTCAGCTTCCTCTAATCCGTGCATTACAGCTAATTCTTTAAATTCTTTATCTGACATAAGATCTGCAAGTAGTTCACAATCAACTTGCTTTTTTGCTGGATAAATGTCTAATAAAAATTTTACTTTTTTACTAGAACTAGATCCAGGTTTTTTCTTATGCCCAATCCATTCGTGATAAAATTGAGTTTTTCCATCATAACTACACATACATAACAGTAACCACATTAGTTTAGGATGTTTTTGTAACAAGTTCCAATGTTTATTAAAATACTCATTTACTGTTAAAACAAAATGCTGTTGTATTTCTGATTTGTTTGTTTTTGCATTACTAATATATCGATTTAAAATAAAAAACTCTGATTTTAATGATTTTTGTTGCTCGGGATCGAGCGCATCCCATAGCTCTCGGATATTTTGATCTACTGCCGCAATTTTTTCTTTTAACTCGATTTTTTCACTCATAATGGTTTATCCTTACTAAGCCTGTATATTATTATAGCACGATCTAGAGCCTTTTGTAAAGCCGGATTGACTTTCGCTTCTCGTCGAATTTCACCCCACAACTTGTCTTCCATTATATGTTCATGTAAAGGTCGGCCATCAGGAGTCCGAGGATCAATTGGGTGTTCCCAACCAATTGCTTCCCTGGTATTTGGGCTAGCTCCAAATTCACGTGCATAGACAGTGCCGCCGTCACGCTCGTATATATATTGTGCTCCTGGTTTAAGATTTCCCATTACAGTATTTTACTTAAATCAATAATTTCGCTTTGACGGCTAATTTCTTTGCAAAAATAAGCACAATCCGGTTTTTCTGATTGTGTCAACGGGGTCGCTAGTAGTTGATTGTTTTTCATTTTTGGAAAGTACCATTTGACATCATTGTAAAAGTTTACAATTTCAATCTTCTTGAACTCTACTCTAAAGCTACTTAGCGGATTAAAAATCAATGCTTCAAAACCCCTGTCGTTTAAGCTGGTCAATGGTAAAATTTCAATGTCACAACCACTACTGCTATCACCCACTGCTATATGCCAATCAATTGGCATGGTAACTTGATCATTACCTATTTTAAGTACCATTGCAGGTGCATTGAAACTTTCTAAAAATATTAGTGGCATAAAGAAAAAATCAGGTTCTTTAGGATCACTGTTATCTAGTACGGCAAATCTACATTCCTCGTCTACTTCCTCTGGCAAATTGTCCAGTAAAAATGTTTTGTTCTCTAACGTTAATATTTGCATAATTCCTTATTTAGACCAGTCCGTTTTTTCTAATGTAAACGGATACTTGGCATCCTTGTAAAATTTCTTCCTTTCTGTAAGATGCCGTTTTGCATACTTACAGGTACTGGTTATATCCCAGATTTGGACGAAATCCTTATCTTCAGCTTTTCTGATACCCCGTCCAATACTTTGTATAACTCTAACAAAGCTCTTTCCGGGCTCCAAAAGAACCAGATTAAAAATACGAGGAATATTAATACCCACAGCGGCCACACCAAAAGTCGCCACAATAATCTTGTTATCGCTTGTTTTAATTTCGTCATATTCTTCTTTTCTGTCTTTGGTTTTTACTTCACCTGAGATAAAAACTGCGTCTGGTAATTCGTTGATTAAAAATTTGCCTGAGTCAATTCTATTAACTAGAACTAGTGTATTGCCTGATTGAGATATTGTTTTTATTAATTTGCTAATATAAATCATCCTGTCTTCGTTGGTGACAAGATACTTTAATTCTTCTGGATAACTGCTAAATTCTGGCAAGTCTATCATTTGCACAACGTTAACATGGCAGTTAGATAACACGCCTGCGGCTTGTAACTGATGTGCTTGAATACTATGAATAACTGGGCCAATGCTGGCAAAAATCGCCTGTGCTTCATGGTCTTCTTTAGGAACTGTACCTGTTAATCCCCAACGTATTGGAGCATTACACAAGTTTTGTGTGAGTAAATTCTTCAGTACATCTGCCTTTGCCATGTGTACTTCGTCAACAATAACACACTTAACTCCATCGAGGAATTCAGCAAGTGAAAGTATGTCTTGTTCATTATTTTTACTTTTCTTGTCAAGAATGTTAAGACTTTGCCATGTGCAAATTGTATGAGTTTTATACAAATCTTTGCGATCGCCATAGTAAACACCTACATCTAAACCGCAGTTGATAAAGTCCTCTTCAGTTTGTTCAACCAATGACTTATTAGGCACAATGGTAATTGTACGACCATAAGGCTCACACATTTTACTCAAGGTAGCAGTCATAATTGTCTTGCCTGCACCTGTAGCGACCTCTTGTAAAGCCTGGGGATTTTTAATAAAATTGTTAACTACGTCTAATTGATAATCTCGTAGTCTAATTGGTTTTCCAGCCAATTGATGACCTTCTGGCCAGCATCTATCTCCCCAAAAATCTTCTGTAACTTCTTGAAAATTTAATTTAATCGGAGGTCTTTGGTCGTCTACTTCCTCTAATGAAATACCCAGTCCATGTAGTATTTCCATGATTTTTTCAAGCTGGCTTAGATAGCCGTTACCGCCAAGTCCAAACAGACTAACAGTACCATCCCACCGACCTAATTTGTATGCTGGATGATATCTTGCGTATGGAGCAAAGTACTTGAAAGTGTTTGCAAGTTTTCGTCGTGCATCTAGCTCAAGCCCTTCTAGCTTGATGTTTACTTCATCTTTTATGACTAATTTTACAATGCCCATGTATTGATTGCCCACCCTGATGTTTGATCAAATAAACTTTCTTTATCTGAATAAGAAATGATCAAATCACATCTATTACTATAAACTGCTGTCTTACTATGTCGTAAGTTAGTACCTATTACTATAACACTCTTTGGCTCCCAATCGCAATCTTTTATGAAGAATTTGGGCAATTTTCCGGTCTGAACTCCGGCTACTAATGTAGACGAATCTAACGGTGCATTATAATGTTTGCTTCCTATAAACTGATTAAATTCTTTACCTTGACCGGAATTGTCTAGTCGAAAGTATATTCCTACACCATTATCGATACCGTGTTTTTCCAGGGAAAAATTGAGATTTTTGAGGTGATCAACACAGTGGTCAGTGTTACGACTGTCAAAAATCACTAGCACTGGAAATCTATTAAGATTTTTTAAACTTCCTATTAAATTTTCTAATTTGTGTTCTTTGCTGTTGACCCATAGTTTTTGTTGCTTTCTATGTGCAATTAAATTTTCTAAATTTTCTGGGATTTTTTCGGGTTTTTTGACAAAATAATGATATCGTATACTTCGATCATAAACAATATTATTATTTTCAGACTCGTCACTGCCTTGCTCTTTAATAAGAGAATTTTTTATAGGCTCAAACAAATTTTCTCCGAAAAATAAATTTTTACACTGATCCTGAAATTGCCAATTTTTGATAATTTCGTAAAAATCCATGATTTTTTGGTCAAAATCAAATTTATGTGGAGTTAGCGTAGTTACTACTTCGTATATGTTTTTTTCAGTTAGTTCAAATGAACAATATCTAGTAGAAGGTTGTAAAACAGCTCCTTCAATGCGCTTTGTAAGGTGTTGTACAACTTTTCTTAAATTTACAGAATGTGAAAATTCGACAAAAATACGATAATCGTGATCTGGAGTTGTATTAATATAAACTTTTTTGACAACGTCTACAATTTTAAAAGATGCTGACCAAATTGGTGTTTCTAAATGTTTTTTGAGGTCAGGTTCTATTAATAATAAAAAATCGCAATACTGATTTAATAGTTTTAACAATAAACGACTTTGATTTTCTGTGATAAATGTCCTGCCATTTAAGGTAGTTGCTAGGCTACGTAAAACTCGACAGTCTCTTGAAGGAATTTTTTCTTCAATACACGGACTAGTATAACTAGTGATATTTAAAAGTACTTGGTCTATTGTTGTCATATAAAATATTATACATTAAAAGTCGACAAAGTCAAACCTTTATGGTATATAATTATTTAAGGAGTATAACTGACCGTTTGAGCGAATTAGTTTTGACGTTCGATATCGTCTTCAGTACATGACTCACCATATTGTACTTCTACAATTTTACAAGGCTCGTCGTATGGATTATAAATTCTATGCCAGTCATTTACTGGTATTACTACTTGCGAATGAGTAGTTAACTCGATGGTAGGTAACATATACCCGCCGGGCATACGCTGTTCCACAGCACATTTACCAGAAGTAACGTGCCAAAATTCATGTCTAAATTTATGTCGTTGTAAACTTAAACTTTGTCCAGGATTAACAGTAAGTTCTTTTACTTTGGTACCTGGTACTTCGTGTAGTACACGATAATAGCCCCAAGGACGTTCTGTCTTAGGTGCTTTCCATTCTTGTAAAATCCAGCTAGACGAATTTTTCTTGTTTTCGCCACCGACACCAAATTTGAATAATACATCAGGAATAATTTGTTCGGGTATATTGACAGCATTGCGATCACCACCGTTAGCAAATATAATTTCGTGATTAACAAATATATCTTTAGTTTTACGAATAGCATCAGTGGCTGTGCCATCTTTGTCATCGAACGAAATAACGCGATCCACCATATGCATAGCACTAATAATAGTTGCACGTTCTTCCCATGACATAAAAGCTCGACCTTTTTTACGCTCGAGCCATTCGTCACTGTTGATACCAACAATTAATTTGTCACCTAGTCCTCTTGCGGCTTTAAAATATTCGATATGTCCACTATGTAGCGGATCAAACCCGCCTGTTACTAGCACTATCTTCATAAAGTAGCATCTTCCATACCGGCAGTACGTAATTTAATCACATTACTTAGTTGCCACTGCTTAACATCTAGCCCTTTAGTAATACCAAGCCATTTATTGCGTAGTAGTGCAAATTCGTTGATAATTTTTTCAAAGTCTACAACGTCAGCTTCGCCTTCTACAAACTTTTCACAGTCTCTAGAAGACAAAGCTCGTTGATAATTTTCGAGATATTTACGAAAATGTTGACTCTTAAGTCGGCGTAATTCAATATTAAGGTACTCAAGGATAGCTTCAATTTCTTGCAGTTGACTGAATCGTTGTTCAACAATACCAGGCATTGCCGCGGCCGCCTTTTCAATATTGCCTTTAATATTCGTGTCTTGACGTGCGCCTATTAACTCATCGTTATAGTAGGCAACAGCATCTGGAATGTTCGAAATATCTTTGCTAACCTTTGCGTACCACATATTATTCTAGCTCTTTATAATCTTCGTCTTCTTCGGAATCTTCGTCTAAATAATACTCAATAGCATCATCAAGTGTACTGTCAACACCTGTAGCACCTTCAAGTACACGGTCGCCGACACCAAAATCTGCTAGTAAATCTACATAACGTTCTGCTACTGCTTCATGATTTTTTTTATCAATAAACTCACTGAATAAAATCCATACGTCGGCTATTTGTGTTTCATTCAACATTTTCGTCTGTCTCCTCTGGAATGGTAGTTGATGTTTTGATATGAAAATTCTTCATTATCATATCTAATTTATCATCTTTCCATTCTTTTCGATAGAATAAGAATTCTTCGCCAGTAGTTGGATCGACGTATTTTAAACGATTACCTTGCTGTACTAACATGCCATGTTTTTCAAACAAATCAACACATCCACTGTAAGGGTTCATACCTGTTTCGTATGGAATTTCAATTTGTAATGTCTCAAATGGCTTTGCATAACGTGTTTTCATAATCTTACAAGCCGCACGAATACCATGTACTTCACTAGTCTTAACACCGTTTTCATCAGTCTTAAGTTTAAGTTTTTTCATAGCAACAACAATACTAGACGCATAAACAAAGCCTTGTCCACCACTAATCTTGTCATCTGGATCAAACATGTCTTGGCTAGCGTATGTGTGATTTGTACAAACCATACCTACATTTAAATTACCAAACATATTAACACAATTACGAACTAGTGCCGTAAGTGCTTTAGGTTTACGACCCATGTCTCCCTTTAAATCACCAGCTTCAAACTGATTGATATCGGTAGGGGTAAGCAACATACCCAATGAGTCTATGACAAATAAGACTTTAGGACGTTCAACCATTTCCTTATACTCTTTGCAAAATTCATGAATGGTTTTAGCCACATCGTCGATCATTGCCATATTGAGTTTAAGAAGTTTATCTTCGCTAGTGTCTACACCTAAGTCGTGTAGCCATTTCTCGTCAAGTGCATTTTCGCTATCAATCAAGATAACATAAATGCCTTGTTGTTGTGCGTTGCGTACTAGATTGCCTGAGCAGATAAAACTTTTACCTGCACCGGATTCGCCGGCAAATACAGTAACTTTACCTAGTGGAACACCACGATTAAAGTCACCGCTGATTAGATAGTTCAAAGCAAAATTACCTGTACTAATCCAATCTGTTGGGTCATTGAACCCGACACCAAGTCCGTCAATAGACTTAGTTAATGTTTTTCTAAATTTTGATAAATCAAAGGCTTTTGTAGCCATATTATTCTCCTATGATGAAACAATAAGGGGAACTAGTCCCCTTATTCAATTACGCTTTTTGACGATTACGAATCATTGCAAGAATATCTTGCGCACGACTGTTATCTGCTGTATCAGTTGCTGGCGCTGGTGAGGCCTTTGCTACTGGTGCAGGTGTATCATCTTCATCATGTGCTTGTGCCGCTGGGGCACTTGCTTTAGGAGTTGCTTTAGGATCGCCAGTATTCTGGCTCATCCCGGCTGGTTTGAAATACTGTCCCCAACGTTCCATGTCATATGGTTCACCGTCGACTGATGCTTCGAACATTTCTTTCATAACTTTCAATTCAACTTCGCCTGGTTTCTTAGGCAAAAAGTCTGACAAGTTAAACAAGCCATGTTCTTTAATTGCGGCCTGTTCAGCATCGCTTAGTGGACGCTCACGACGTGCCCAGCTTGATGTTGAGTAGTCTGCATAACCGCCTTTGCTACCTTTTTTCATGCGATAGTCTAAACCATGTACTAGGTCAGTTGGCAAATCTTCCAATTCTGGATCAACCAAGGCCGCACGGATACTTGTAAAGATCTGTGGACCAATAATGAAACGACGA